CGCAGTTTTCTGGGCTGGAGATAATTCTAAAACTTGTGGTATTGGACTGAAGCCTTCTACTAACTGGTCTCCTACTTTATCTTCTATGCTATCTTCAAAGATACCTTTATTAAAAGTAGCACCGGGCTTAAGAACTTTGCCATCACCTTCGTAACCTACATCATAAGGGTTAACTGTGTCTTCTAATCTATTACCTATGTTCTCCGGTAACTCACCACCACCCATTGTGCTTTCAATCCCGGGAGCACCGACTTGTGTATCAAGATGAGCACTTGCTAACTCTCCTTCTGGTACTTTAGTTTCACTAATACCAATTGGAAACTTACCTGCTCCAAATATTACATCTACTAATTGTCCGAAGGCAGCTAGTACTTTTGTTTTTGTAATCTTTACAAAGATACGAGACTTCTCTGAGTCTCTAAACTTAACAGACTTGTTGTAAAGTCCTCTGTAGTTTTCGTAGGCTTTTAACCAACGAGTCTCGTCAGTTTTTCTAGCGTCTTGTGCTTGTTGAAATCTACCTTTGATAATGCCAACAAGATTAGTCTGTTGGTCAAATTCTAGATCAAGACTTTTACCCGCTTCGCCTTCTACTTCTTCATAGATATTATTAGCGTTTAAAAATGTATTGTCCTTGTCTGCCATAAAATCTAATATCCAAATGTTGAATCAGACGGCTGATGGATATCTCGTTTCAATCCCCTCATCCTATCGAATGTACTTATCATTCTTGGTCTACTCATTATCATATAACGCAATGCATCATACGCATGATCTGAAGCATGTGTATCTACATCTTCAGGGTTGGTTTTAGATAGCGGTATGCTTTGTAACTCCCTAATTAAATTAGGACAGCTATTAAATATTTGCAACCTAGGTCTACCATTCTCTTTAACCTTTAGGAACTCATGTATTTGGATTTTACCTTGGACCCTGTTCTTATCAGCGGGTCTAAGCTTATGTCCTTGCCGTACTAAGGCTTCTCCAACAGTAGGTCCAGTAGTACCTGTTCTTGCCCACGCTGCTGTGTCCAATACACCAGAGACCGAGTAAGGGTCTTCTAGCTCCATACTTGTTATTATAGCACCTAATTCTTCTCCTGTCAAGCCTTTTCTGTATAATTCTCGATATATTATCAAAGTTCCGTCATTTTGGTCCATAATACCCCATAAACAACAGGACTCTGCAGCATAACCATAGTCAACTGCCTTAACTCTTTCCCAGTGCATTGGTAGTTCAAAAGGTGTAATGACATGTACAAGTGGAGCAAACTCTACAAAAGCTGCACCTTCTGCTACATCCCAGTTGCCTTCAAGTAATTGTCTACGCTGAATTGGTGGTAGAGATTTAAGCATCTGCTCATAGACCCCATCGTTTGCAAGATAGGGATTATCTGATAACTTAGCTGGTATAAACTTACGAGTTAATCCGTCCATGCCTAGAAAGCTTGTGTTATGTTCTGCTGGTTGTATGTATCTTTTCTTAACCCAATGCGAACCAACACCACCGGGGTTAGCCGTGCAGCGTAAGTACGTTGTGATGGTTGGGTCAGTTGTTCTTAGACGTGAAGCAAGATAGTTCCAACTAAATTCTGTAGGTAGATGAGTAATCTCATCAAACCCTATCCAACTGTAAGCTTGTCCTTGATATCTGTAGACGTCTGCATCTCTTTCAAGGAAACCAAACTCAATCTTTGCACCGCTTGGAAAGTTCCAAAGCTTTTCTACTTCTTTAAACTTAGCTCCGGGAAATGCTAACGGGTATAACTCACGAGACTTATCAATCATCTCTCTAAGTTCTGGCATAGACCGTCTAAGGATTAGAGCTCTGTGTGCTTTCTTGTGACAGTTACGAAGTGGGTCGATAATCATGGCATATGATTTACCACCTCCGGCTGCTCCACCATACAAGACATCTTTCTCACCTGCAGCAAGGAAGTCCGTTTGTGGACCTTCGTTAGCGTGGAAGATAACCTTAGAGTTTTTTAAGATTTCTTGTAGGGAGTGGGTTGTAGATTCAAGCTCGTCTTCCGTTACAACTTTAGAGGTTGTAGGTTGAGTAGCTTTTTTAAGAACTTCTTGTTCTGTTTTTAGTCTTTGTTCTTTTTGCTGTAAGTTTCTTTTTTCTTTTAAAAGAACTTCTTGTTTCTTTTCTAAAGTTTTTTTTCGTCTTATTTCAAGAGAAGGTCCTTTATCAGTATAGTTTTTTAAAGAAACATGGCTTAGTTTTCTGCCTGTTTCTTGTGCAATTAAAGTAGAAGCTTCTCTAAGAGAACATTTCTTTTCTTTAATTAAAGTAAGATACTTATGTAAAACCTTTAACTGTTCTGGTATAGGTTTAAAATATCCTGCAATCTCACTGAGTTCATACCCAAATGGAATTGTCTTACTTTTCTTTTTTAAATACTCCGATGGTATTGTCATCTCTTTCCCGTAGTAGTTTTATAAGCTCGTCCCACGGATAAACTTTTTTAGTAACATCATCCCAATACAATCCTTTGTGCATTAGATAATCCAGATTAAAAGAAGTGCTGTAAGTACACCACAGCCAAAACAACATCCCCAGACTTGTAGGTCTGTTAGGTCGTGTGTATCAACAATACTATTTACTTGTTTTTCTAGTTGGTTTTTTAGCCACTGCATTTGATTTCCTCTTTGTTGGTTGTTTAATTTTAGTGGGTCTTAAAGATTTCTTAAAAAGCTTTCTGTAAGCCTTTGTTACTTTATCCATCAATTTGTTAATTCCGTACATGTTATTTATTGTCCTCCTCCGTCTTATTTTTATTGCCAAAGATTCTTTCCCAATTGTCTCTATAATCGTCTGTATAGAAACCCGGTCTAGGGTTGGCACCTTTACCACCGTGGGTTTTCTTATAAATAGGAGACTTAAACATTACAGGTTTCTCGTCACTGCCTAGCTGTTGTCCTTTACCTTTAGCCATATTACCTAGTCCTCCAGACTACCATTTCACCTTGTCAGCCCAATAAGCGGCAGACATTCTTCCTTTCTTAATGTTACGAGCATGTCTAGCTTTGAAAGACTTACGCTTTGCTACCATCTTAGCTGATTCACCTGCTTTAGGTTTCCCTGCAGTAGATGCTCCTTGCTCCCCGAATCTAATTGTTTTAATCTGGTCACCAACTTTAGCCACAACAATGTGAGACTTTTTAGGATGACTAGGTGTACGTTTAGGTTTGTTATAACCACTTACTCCTGCTCGTTTAAGTCTTGTATCAGCAGAGCCACCTTTCTTAACTCGAAATCTTGCTGTCTTCTCTGCAATCTTCTTAGGTTGTGGTGAGTGTTGTTTACCGGCAGTAGTATCTTCTCGTTTCTTAGCTGTAGTTGCTGCGTATTCGGAATCGCTTAAGGACTCTCGTGCAGCTTTAGGTAAGTATCTTTCACCTGTCTTGGCTGAAGGCTCACCTGATTTGGTTCCCCAATCTTCTTTTTCCCAATCTAACAAAGACTTCTGAGATTTTTTAAGTGCCATTACTTGTAGCCTCCACCTGCAGCTTTGTATTCTTTAGCTAACATCTGTGCCTTACGTGCAGACCACTGACCAGCTTTACCACCTTTGGTTCCTGCTTTAATCTTAGTAAACAATCGTTTACGCATTGTGGGCTTTGTATAGTTACCCGCTTCGTTTACTGCCATTAGTGTACTATCTTCTCCTCGTTTAATCCTACCATGTTCATGTGTTCGCTCTCACTATCATCAATATAAATACTGTCCAACACCCCAACAATCACCAAACCATTGTGAGTTGCTGCTTGTTCTGCTCTCTCGATTGTCGAAGCGATGATATTAGGTCCTGCAAACGTTGTGCCATAAGCTTCTATTTCAGTCAGAAATATCTTCATACTCAGCATCCTCTGCTACAATGTCTATTGTTGCTTTTTCTGGTAGGATAAATATCCCGCCCGTAACATTATGATTCACATCAACCTTCTCAGTCTTAGAAACACCCACTCTATCTAGAATGGTCTGTGCTGCTTGTAGCTTAATGTTTGCTTGAGGCATCGCATCAGCACTCGACATAACTTCTATGAGTTTAAACGCAGCTCTAGGAGCCTCCCTTGCAAGTACGTTTGAGGCTAAATCTACTATTTCTTGTCTAAGTGCTTGTATAACTTGATAGTGATTGCCAGAGTATCCTGCAAGTTCAGCTGAAAGTTTTAAATCTCCCTTAGTTTCTACTAAGTTATTAAGAAAGTTCTCTTGTTTTTCAGTTAGTTTCCTATTGGTAGGTAAGTTCTGCATATCTTTATTATACTAACTGTACAGTATTTGTCAAGTTTTTTAAAATAAAAACAAATATATTCCAAATTCCCTTGACAAAACAAGAATCTATCTGTATAATA